TTAGTCGATGAAGAAATACGCTCTTTACAAAGTCGACAATAAGGCTGTTGACGCTAACATCATAAAGGCCAAGAACGAAGAGAAGTCTTGGCAATACGGCTATGACGAAGAGCATGACATTGTTGTCATATCCAAGGATGGAACCATTGGAGATATCTATGTCATCAACTCGTTGAAGATTGCACTACCCGCTGTGCCTGATGATGTTGAGGATAATAACAATCGGTGGACAGCCAATGACTACCCAAAGGAACTGCAGAAGATAAAGAGCATATTCGAGTGGAATGCCAAGCCAAAGGAGTTTAAGGCAAAGTGGGTAGGGTATATTGAGAGCGAGTTTGACAGAAGGGAGTACGGTCATTGGTTCATAAACAATGGGGCTCCTACGTACTTGACGGGTAGCCACTATGTCTATCTACAATGGACAAAGATTGACGTTGGATTGCCAGACTTCCGTGAATCAAACCGCATATTCTTTATATACTTTGAGGCTTGCAAGGCTGACAAGCGTTGTTTTGGTATGGTGTACTTGAAGAACAGACGTTCGGGTTTCTCGTTTATGAGTGCCGCTGAGATTGTCAATCAGGCTACCATGTCAAAGGATGCCCGTTTTGGTATATTGTCAAAGACTGGTGATGACGCTAAGAAGTTGTTCACCGACAAGGTCGTGAATATATCTAGCAACTACCCTTTCTTCTTTAAGCCTATCCAAGACGGTATGGATCGTCCAAAGACGGAGTTGGCATACCGTGTGCCTGCGTCTAAGATAACCAAGAAGAATATGTCTCGGTTTGATGACGATGAGATAGATGGCTTGAACACTACCATTGACTGGAAGAACACTGCTGACAACAGTTATGACGGTGAGAAGTTGCGACTGCTCATCCATGACGAGAGTGGCAAGTGGATGGCTCCCAATAAGATTCTAAACAATTGGCGTGTAACCAAGACGTGTCTTCGTTTGGGTAGTAAGATTATTGGCAAATGCATGATGGGTTCTACATCGAACGCATTAGACAAGGGTGGTGAGCAGTTCAAGAGTTTGTACGAGGATTCAAACCCTGCCGATAGGAACGCCAACGGACAGACCAAGAGTGGCATGTATCATCTGTTCATTCCGATGGAGTGGAACTTCGAGGGATACATCGACCAATATGGTATGCCGGTATTCCACACTCCCGCTGCGCCTATTCGTGGCGTAGATGGCGAGATGATAAGGATTGGTGTCATTGACTATTGGGAGAACGAAGTGGACTCTTTGAAGTCTGACTCTGATGCCTTGAATGAGTTCTATCGTCAGTTCCCACGAACAGAGTCACACGCTTTCCGTGACGAGAGTAAGGCAAGTATATTCAACTTGACCAAGATATATCAGCAGATTGACTACAATCAGTCCTTGATTAAGGATCGTGTTCTGACACGTGGCTACTTCCATTGGAGGGACGGAGTAAAAGACAGCGAGGTTATATGGACACCGAACAACAAGGGTAGATTCTTGATTAGTTGGTTTCCTCCAAAGCATTTGACTAACAATGTTGTTAAGAGGGGAGATAGTTACTACCCTGGCAACGAGCATATCGGTAGTTTTGGTTGTGACTCTTATGACATCTCTGGTGTTGTCGGTGGAGGGGGCACTAATGGTGACTAACACGGGATGACCAAGTTTCACATGGATGATGGCCCTAGCAATCACTTCTTCTTGGAGTATGTGGCACGACCTCAAACTGCGGAGATATTTTTTGAGGATGTGCTGATGGCATGTGTCTTCTATGGGATGCCTGTGCTTGCAGAGAACAACAAGCCTAGATTGTTATACCATTTGAAGAGCAGGGGCTATCGTGCCTTCTCTATGAACAGACCGGATAAGGAGAAGCACAAGTTGTCTAAGACGGAGAAGGAACTTGGTGGTATCCCTAACTCTTCTGAGGATGTCAAGCAATCACACGCATCATCAATTGAGACATTCATTGAGAAGTATGTGGGCTTGGATATGGAGGGCACATATAGGGCACCCGATGAGATGGGTGATATGTATTTCACTAGAACGCTAGAGGATTGGGCACGATTTGATATCAACAATCGAACAAAGTTTGACGCTACTATTAGCAGTGGACTGGCGATTATGGCTAACTATAAGCACCAATATATACAGGAAAAGAAGCAATCAAAAATAAGTGTTAAATTTGCAAAGTACGATAATAAGGGCAATACTAGCCAAATAATAGGATAATGGACAAAAAAACACTCGTCCCATATGTTACCTTCCCTAACAATAATGCTACGGAAGCAGAGAAAGCCTCTCTTGAGTATGGGCTTCAAGTAGGCCAATCCATCCAATACGAGTGGTTTAAACGGTCTTCAAACAGCTGTCGTTTTTACGATCAGTGGATAGAATTTAATCGCCTCAGGCTTTATGCTCGTGGCGAACAATCTGTTGCCAAATATAAGAACGAATTGGCAGTCGATGGTGACTTGTCATATTTGAACTTGAACTGGGAGCCAGTTCCCATCATTCCAAAGTTTGTAGATATTGTTGTCAATGGAATCTCAAATCGTTTGTATGATGTAAAGGCATCTGCACAAGATAGGCTGTCTTCCAAGAAGCGCAATGAGTATCGCAGAATGGTTGAGGCCGATATGCTTGCTAAGGACTTGTTGCTTCAAGTTAAGCAAGACTTTGGTGTTGATGCGTTTAACGTTAATCCCAATGATTTGCCAGAGAACAATGACGAGTTGAATCTGTACATGCAGATTAACTATAAACCTGGCATCGAGGTTGCCGAGGAGCAAGCCATTCGTACGATATTGTCAAACAACGGATACGAAGACATCAAGCGCAGAATTGACTATGACTTGACTGTCCTTGGTATTGGTATGGCAAAGCATTCATTCAACCCTAATGGTGGTGTGAAGATTGACTATGTTGACCCTGCTGATGTCGTTTACTCGTACACTGAGTATCCCACCTTTGATGACTGCTTCTACTTTGGAGAGATTAAGCGAGTGCATATCTCTGAGGTAAAGCGCATGTACCCTCACTTGACAAAAGAGGACATTGAAGAGATGTCCAATTATGCATACACTTGGTACCAGGATTACGGTGCCGTTCGTCCATATATTGACAGCGTATTTGAGAAAGAGATTGTAAACCTTCTTTATTTCAACTACAAAACAGACAAGCGCTTTGTCTTCAAGAAGAAATACTTGGACAATGGCGGAGAGCGTGTCATCAGAAAGGACGAGAACTTTAACCCACCAACTGACGAGCAAGAGCGTTTCGAGAGAATCGACAAGGTAATTGACGTTTGGTACAAGGGTGTGATGGTTCTTGGAACCGAAAAGATTCTTGAGTGGGACATGATGAAGAATATGGTTCGTCCTAAGTCTTCGTCTCACGTTGCGTATCCAGAATACGTGGCTATGTCTCCACGAATGTACAAGGGCCGTATCGAGTCTTTGGTTCGCAGAATGGTAGGTTTTGCTGACTTGATTCAGTTGACCCACTTAAAGCTGCAGCAAGTAATTGCTAGAATGGTCCCAGATGGCGTTTATATTGACGCTGACGGCCTTAACGAGGTCGACTTGGGTAACGGGTCCAACTACAACCCAGAAGAGGCTCTAAGGCTCTATTTTCAAACGGGTAGTGTTATTGGTCGTTCGTTCACTCAAGATGGTGAGTTTAACAACGCACGTATTCCTATCCAAGAGTTGGGTAAGAGTTCTGGACAAGCCAAGATTGCTAGCCTTGTAAATTCATACAATCACTACATGAATATGATTCGTGATGTGACAGGATTGAATGAGGCTCGTGATGGATCTACTCCAGACCCAAATGCCTTGGTAGGTGTTCAGAAGTTGGCTGCGTTGAACTCCAATACAGCAACTCGTCACATCTTGGAGGGCGGCTTGTTTATTACGAGACGTTTGGCCGAGTGTATCTCTTTGCGTATATCTGACGTTTTGGAATACTCTGAGACTCGTGAGCAACTTATCCATCAGATTGGTTCTCATAGCACAGAGATTCTCGATGATATTGCTGACTTGTACATGCACGACTTTGGTATTCACATCTTGGTTGCTCCCGATGAGGAGGAACGTGCTCAGATGGAGTCCAATATTCAAGTTGCCTTGCAGCGGGATCAGATTACATTGGAAGATGCCATTGACATCCGTGAGTTGAAGAACATCAAACTGGCGAATGAGTTGCTCAAGGTAAAGCGCAAGAACAAAGAAAAGCGGGACCAAGAGAACGAGATGAAGAAGATGGAGGCACAAACACAAGCCAACATCCAATCTTCTCAAGCAGCAGCACAAGCCAAGATGCAACAGATACAATTGGAGGCACAAGCCAAGATGCAGTTGAAGCGTGCTGAGTCTGAGTATGATACACAGAAGATGCAAGCTGAGGCCAACTTGAAGTTGCAATTGATGGAGCGTGAGTTCCAGATGCAGATGCAATTGAAGGGGGTTGAAGCCGAGGCTTTGAAGAATCGTGAGATGGACAAAGAGAAGGCAAAAGACAACCGCATCAGTCTGCAAAATACACAGCAATCAAAACTTATCGATCAGCGAAAGAAGGACTTACCTCCTATAAACTTCGAGTCAAATGAAGACAGCCTTGACGGCTTCGACTTGGCCGAGTTTGAGCCAAGATAATTTTTTATAGTATATTTGCGATAAAATCAATAAAATCTAATTATGAGTGAATTTAAAGTACGGGAAGTCGGCACAGAGGAGCCTAAAAGCATCCAAGAAGTCGAAGAGCAATTGTTGCAAGAGCATGAGTCTCAACAGCAAGAGCAATTTGACGAAACAGCCGGGAGTCCCGAAACAGAACAAACCCAAGTGGAGGAGCAAGAAGTTGCCCCTTCTTTTGAGTTAACAGAAGAATCCGTTCTTTCATTTATTAAAAACCGTTACGACAGAGAGATTGACAGCATTGACAAGTTGTTTGATGTGCAGCAAAGCACACCTGAACTGCCTGAAGATGTGTCAGCCTATCTGAAGTACAAACAAGAAACGGGTCGAGGATTCGAAGACTTTATCAAATTGAATAAAGACTTTGACTCTGAAAACCCCAATACGCTGCTTCTTGAGTATTACAAGGAGACTTCCCAAGGGTTGGACGAAGAAGACATTCGTTTTGACATGGAGGAGAAGTTTGCTTATGATGAAGATCTCGATGACGAGAAGGACATCAAGAAAAAGAAGTTAGCGATGAAAAGAGAACTTGCGAAGGCCAAGGATTACTTCGAAAAGCAAAAAGAACAATACAAAATCCCTCTTGAGTCAAAAGGGGTTTCAGTTCCAGATGCTGAAAAGGAGCAATACGAGGCTTTTAAAAGTCAAGCCCAAAGAGCTAGGGAGCTTGAACAAGAGCAGTCCAAGAGGTCAGAGTACTACATGCAGAAGACATCAGAATTGTTCAATGAGAATTTCAAAGGTTTTGATTTTCAAATTGGCGATGAGAAGTTTTCATATAAGCCTGCAGATACTAAGACATTATTGGAAAAGCAATCCAATGTATCATCATTCTTTCAGAGTTTTGTCGATGAAAAAGGTATGATCAAGGATGCCGCTGCTTATCATAAGGCGATGGCTGTAGCGATGAATCCTGATTCATTTGCTAAATTCTTCTACGAGAAGGGTAAAACCGAGGCGATAGAGAACGTAGCAAAAGAGTCTAAAAATATAGATATGACTGCAAAGAAGGTGCAAGAATCACCTCGTAATCAAGGATTTTCAGTTACGGCTTTGGATGGCGGAACTAGCAACAGATTAACTATCAAAAGCAAAAAATAACTAAAAAACAAAAATTATGGCAGGTTCCGTATTGAGCACTCCGGGGTACAGTTTGACCCCCGCTCCAAGTAAAGTTACTCTTCCCAGTAACTACATTAACAATTTTGACTTCTTGAATCAGTATCTTCCCGATACCTACGAGAAGGAATTCGAACGTTATGGCAATCGTTCTATTGCATCATTCTTGCGTGCAGTAGGTGCTGAGATGCCTTCTAACTCTGACTTGATCAAGTGGTCTGAGCAAGGTCGTTTGCACACGCAGTATACTGCTGTAACCGCTACCAACGCTGTGACTTCTGGTACCCAGATTCTTGACATCGGAGCTGACAACCACAACTTCCGTGTTGGTCAGACCGTTATCTTGTCTTCTGCTACCGACAACAAGACCCAAAAGGCTATCGTTATTGACGCTGCCCCTGGTTCTGACTTGACTCGTTTCCAAGTTGCTTACTATTCTGCTACCTCTCCTGGTTTCACCAACGGTACTGCTGACATCGTAGCCTTCGTTTATGGTTCTGAGTTCCGCAAAGGAAGCAACGGAATGGTTGGTTCTTTGGACGCTGAATCTAGCTTCTTCGAGAACAAGCCTATCATCATCAAGGACAAATACGAAGTATCTGGTTCTGACATGGCTCAAATCGGATGGGTTGAAGTAACTACCGAGAATGGTGCTACTGGTTACTTGTGGTACATCAAGTCTGAGCACGAGACTCGTTTGCGTTTCGAAGACTACATGGAAATGTCAATGATCGAGGGTGTTCCTGCCGCTAGCGGTTCTGGTGCCTTGACTTATTTGTCTCCTGCTCCTGGTGCTACTGATGCTGGTACTGAGGGTATGTTCTATGTAATCGAGAATCGTGGTAACGTATGGTCTGGTGGTAACCCCTCTAGCTTGGCTGACTTCGATGCTGTTATCGAGCGTTTGGACAAGCAAGGTGCTATCCAAGAGAACGTATTGTTCTTGAACCGTCAGTTCGGTTTCGACATCGATGACATGTTGGCTGCTCAAAACAGCTACGGTGCTGGTGGAACTAGCTATGGCTTGTTCGACAACGATGAGAAGATGGCTTTGAACTTGGGCTTCACTGGCTTCAAGCGTGGCTATGAATTCTACAAGACCGACTGGAAATACTTGAACGATGCTACTTTGCGTGGTGGTGTTACCGCTGAGAAAGTAAATGGTGTTTTGGTTCCCGCTGGTTCTATGACCGTTTATGACCAAGTTATGGGTAAGAACGCAACTCGTCCTTTCTTGCACGTTCGCTATCGTGCTTCTGAAACCGAGAACCGTCGCTACAAGACTTGGATGACTGGTTCTGCTGTTGGTGCTAGCAACAGCGACTTGGTCGCTATGTCAGTTCACTTCTTGTCTGAGCGTGCTTTGTGCACTATGGGAGCTAACAACTTCTTCATCTTCAAGGACTAATCCTTAACCTTTAATGGGGGGTGGTAATTCGCCCCCCGTTTTTTCTTAACTCTAATAAAACTAAAATGAACTTAAAACAAAAAATCTATCTATTGAAGGGTGGCAGTGAGCCATTGACCTTCGTGTTGCAGTCTAGACACACTAGACGTTCCCCACTACTTTGGTTTGATGAAGAACAAGGTGTAAACCGAGTTCTCCGTTATGCTCGAAATCAGAAAACTCCTTTCGAGGATGAACAAGACCAGAACGCAATCGTTGAGCCCGTTGTATTCGAGAATGGTGTTCTAAAGGTTGACAAGAATGACACTGTGCTTCAGAAATTCTTGTCTATGCATCCTAAGAACGGAATCCTGTTCGAGGAATTTATTGCCGAGCGTGATGCCGAGAAGGACATCGAAGACATGAACTATGAGGTTGATGCGTTGGTAGCGGCTCGTGAGATGAGCATTGACAAGTGCGAAGAAATCTTGCGTGAAATTATTGGCAATCGTGTAGATAATATGACCTCCAAGGAAGTTAGACGAGATATCATGGTATATGCTCGTAACAACCCATACGAATTGTTGACATTGGCTGGTGATCCCGAAGTGAAGATGCGTAACAACATCGCTAAGATGTTTGACTTGAACATCATTCAGTTCCGCAACAAAAACCGTGATGTTTACTTTAATTTGCCAAACAGCAAAAAGCGTATGATGTCCGTGCCTGAACATGAGGATGGACTAGATGCCGTAAAGAAATACTTTGAAACAGAAGAGGGTGAGCCCATCTACAACAAGCTCGTAAGGGAGTTAGATTAAAGTGTTATCTTTGCTGCGTTATGGAAAAATTTTTAAGTATCCCCGTTACTAACGAGCAGAACCAGTTGGTATCTGCTAATGGTATTCTTTTGGTTGAGCAAGCTAGCACAACTACTGTAACCATCGCTTATTTGAGCGGTAAGGTTATTACGTTGACTCATGCTACTGCTGGTGCTGGAGACGAGACAGAGCGTGATGCGATTCAAAACGCAATCGTTGCTGCTCTTCAAACAGACTGGAAAAAACCTGCCTTTGCCGTTAGCACCCTTCCTTACGCAGTTAGTGGTATTACTGTAGCCTAATTGACTTAGTGTACCAAGAAAGGCCACCTCAAAAGGGGTGGCTTTTTTTTTGTTATCTTTGCATAAGATGATTAACGAGGTGAGAAATACCGTTATGTTTATTCTGAATAAGGATAACAATGGTTACCTTACTCCTTCTGAGTTTAATGCCTTTGCAAGACTATCTCAGTTGGAGGTATTTGAGGATTTGTTCCAAAAGGTAAACTCTTGGCTAACTAAAAGGAATAACAGAACTTCCAACAGTGGAGTTGCTGATGTAGCCAAGCACGTTGCCGAGGATTTAGATATATTCGTTAAGTCGGTTGGCTTGACTCAAGATACTGGAAGCACGTTCAATTTGCCTACAGACACATACAGCCTTGTAGATGTCTTGTATTCAAATAAGTCAGTGGAGAAGGTATCCAACCACAAGATAACGCTGCTTAACAATTCTAACTTGACTGCGCCTAGCGTATACTTCCCAGCATATGTTGATCGTGAGACGAAGGTTACATTGTATCCGACCACAATCACGACTGGTGTATCTGCCATATACGTAAGGCTTCCAGAAGACCCCAATTGGACATACTACACAGATTTGAATGGTAACCCCATATTTGATATAAATAACCCCAACTACCAAGACTTTGAGTTGCCAAAAGAATACGAGAAGGAATTGGTGTTGCGAATTTTGGCTAAGGCTGGTGTTACTCTTCGTGAGCCGGACATCATTAATGTGGTTAACAACGAAGAAGCAAAGAACGAGCAAAAAGAAGGTAAGTAATGGCACAGACCCCACAGCAATATTATAGTTCGGCAAGCAACTACGGAAGCGGTCAATACATCACACTGAATGACGTGGTCAACAACTTTATGCTTATGTATGTAGGCTACGATAAGTTGATTGACAATGCAGACAGATACAACGTATTGTTCCACGCCAAGCGTGCCGTACAAGAACTAAACTACGATGCCTTCAAAGAAGTGAAGGTATTAGAGACGCTTGTCAATAACGACTTGAAAGTAATCCTCCCTCAGCACTACGTGAACTACGTCCGTATCTCATACGAGCAAGGTGGCGTTCTGTTCAAGATGAGCGAGAACAAGACAGTCAACTGGGCCACACGATACGAGCAAGACGAAAATGCAAACTATGCATACTTGTTTGATATTGATGGCAACTTGATTGAGGAGCAGTCTGAGTTGGATCGCATTCGCATCGAAGGCAACTACCTTCAATACCCATACCCAGGTCCTTGGTTTGGCCGATGGGGTTGGTGCTGTGGTGACGATTGGTATTTTGGATATTCATTCGGTGGATGGTATGGTGCTGATGCATCAAATCTAAACGGCAACCCCACGTTTATAATCAACAAGGAAGAAGGTGTAATAAACTTCTCGTCTGGATTGAGTGGAGCTACCATCGTGCTTGAATACATAACTGACGGACTTGAGAGCGAGGATCCGTCTCAAATTGTCGTTCACAAGTTTGCTGAAGAATTTGTTTACGCTTACATCAAGTGGTGTATGCTCAACAATAGAATTGGAGTACAAGAATATGTTGTTAGACGTGCAAAGCAAGATAAGTCTTCATTGTTGCGTAACGCCAAGATTCGTTTGAGCAATATAAACCCAAGAAGACTTTTGATGGCAATGCGTGGAAACGACAATTGGATTAAATAATGGAGACAAAAAGAAATTTTGTTAAGGGTGTAATGAACAAGAGCCTTGACGATAGGCTCGTGCCCGATGGATATTATATTGATGCACTAAACATCAAGGTTTCCTCAACTGACGGAAGCGATGCTGGGACTGCTCAGAACTTCTTGGGCAACCTTGAGAAGGTCGATGTCAATACACTACTTAGTGACGAAGGATTTACCCCGCAGGTAAACATCTATCCAATTGGGTCGTTCACAGATACAAAGAACAATAACATCTATTGGTTCTTGACATCTGCCACCTACGACATGATTCTTAAATACCACGAGGCTGACAATGGCACCGCTACCGGAACATTGGTGATGGTAGAGACCCGATCTGGAGGAACCATGAACTTCAGTCAAGAATACTTGATTACGGGTGTCAACTTGGTGGACAACTTGCTGTTCTTTACAGACGGCTTGAATGAGCCACGCAGAATCGATGTGGGTAAGTCTTATCGTGATGCGAACATTTCTGATGACACAGTAAACGTCATCATGAAGCCACCTTTGTCTTCACCTGCCATTGAGTTGGTGAATGATCAAGCCGATCCTGCAAACAATCTACAAGATAAGTTCATTCGATTCGCATATCGCTATCGTTACGTGAACAATGAGATTAGTGCCTTATCTCCATTCTCTAAGACTGCATTTGAGGCACAGAACTTCACGTTTGACTTTGGCACTGGACGTAACGAGTCAATGCAGAACCAAGCGAACTCTGTAAACATTACAGTTGACCTTGGCTCTAGCGAAGTGGAGAAGGTAGAGATTGTGATGAAGGACAGCATGAATAAGAACGTGCAAATCGTCACTTCTATTGATCGTGCATCCAACATTGCATTTGGACAGACATACGTACACAAGTTCAAGAATAACAAGGTATTCTCTGTTCTTCCAGATAGCCAAGTCAATCGTTTGTTTGATAACGTGCCATTGAGAGCAAAGGCACAAGACTTGATTGGTCGCAGAATTGTGTACGGAAACTATCGCCAATTCTTTGATATAAAGAAAGTTAGCGGAGAGGATATTGTCACTGACTTCAACTTGCTGTCTAGAGAAATAGACATTACCTCTGGAACATCAAACGAGACGTTCAAGTCTGGTCGTGATTATGAGCTTGGCATTGCCTACCTTGATGACTTTGGGCGTATGACAACCGTGCTTGAATCGGAGAAATCCGATGATACGGTAAACATCCCAATCACTAAGGCAAGCAAGCAGAACCAACTATATACTACGATTGCACACAAGGCTCCTGCCTTTGCATCAAAATATCGCTTGTTCATTAAGCAGAACCGTGGTACTTACTATAACATATTGCCAACTGGTATCGTAACGGACGGATTGTTCGTATACATATTGATACCGAAATATGACATTGACAAGGTGCATAAGGGCGACTTGATTTACATCAAGGCAACTCCATCTGGCACCAAGCAAGATAGCCACAAATACAAAGTACTTGAGGCTGAGATGAAGCCAAAGAACTTCTTGGGTGAGCAGAACGATCAGATACAAGATGAGGGATACTACATCAAGTTGAAGGTCGAGGATGCTACCTACTTCTCAGCAGATAGTTTCTATACGCTGAAGGACGAAGGCTATGGACTGAACTCTCAAGTAACGGCAAAGAAGAGCAAGACGATTATACACAAGACCACATCGTTCTTGTTGCAGAATGTGGCGTATGTCGACACACCAATCTTTTATGGCAAAGGCAGTAACAAGTCTTTGTCAATTATTAGATTCGACTCTGTATTGGCTGCTAGCGGATACTCTGGTGCTCAGTTGTACAACTTGGACACCGACCGAAGAATCATTCTTGAAATCACCGACACCAATAAGTTCTCTTGGCGTGACTATCGCTTGACAACTTATTACGGCACAGATATCACCATGAACTCGGCTGTACTGCCTGGTTTGTTCGGTGGTGCTGGGGGAAACAACCTCACCATCAATGTAGGCGGACAAGTATTCTCTCTTGCGTATATCTCTTGGGATACATCTAAGAACTACACGGTTGGAGACAGATTCGTCTTGAACTATCGTGGTAACAAGTTTGGCATATTTGGAACTCCTGTGTTGTTTGATTCAGACAGCAACATTTGGTGGAGTGGTGCTTACACTTGTGCTCCGAATCGTGGCACATTGGCTAGCAATGATGGAGACTTGACAATTACGCCAGGCACAATCATTGAGCTTCAAATTAAGGAGACTACAACTCAAGACGTGCAGAGATTCATTTCTCAAGGGTCTTATGAGAATATCGAGGAGTGGTTCTTTGAGGAGCGTATCTATGAGAAGTACGTTCAATATACAGCAGACGGAAAGCCAGATGGCTCACGTGCCGTATTCTTCAGACGTGGATTCGTAAAGGACCAAAACATTACTGGCAAGGTGTCATCGGTAATCCGCAGCATTGACCTTGTGGGTGATGAGCGTGGATACATTATGATGTGCGTGAAGGGTTATGACACCAATAACTTGCCAGCAAGCGTAGGTGACCAAAAGTCTATCACCTTCAACATGAAGATTAGACGACCCGATAACATCACTATTCTTGAGACAGAAGGAGAAGTGTTGCCTGATAACGTTTACTACGAACTGCCTCAGACATACCCAATTCTTCCCGGATACTTGCATGGCAAGAATCTTGCTACAGATACAGACCAAAGCGTACTCAATCCCGCCATTATCACAATCGAGGATTTCAATGCCATCACATTTGGAAACGGCATGGAGTCTTCAATCATTGAGGATGTTTGGAACGGAGCAGAGATTTTGCCATCACCAAGAGCGAACGCTGCTGTTGATCGTTACGAGCAGATTGACGCAGAGAACTCTGTGACTTACAGCGGAGTATACAATGAGTCATCATCGACAAACAACCTCAATCAGTTTAACTTGTCTTTGGCTAACTTTAAGGCACTAGAAAAAGAATATGGGTCAATTCAAAAATTGTATGCTCGTGATACGGACTTGGTTGTTTTCCAAGAAGACAAAGTTTCGAAAGTATTGTTCGGCAAGAATTTGCTCTCTGACTCTATTGGCGGTGGTTCTATTGCGAGTATTCCGGAAGTTCTCGGAACGCAAATAGCATATTCTGCTGAGTTTGGAATATCTAACAATCCTGAGAGTTTTGCTAAGTGGGGTAACGATGTGTTCTTCACCGACCAAAAGCGTGGAGCAGTATTGAACCTAACGCAAGCTGGAATCAAAGAAATCTCCACCTATGGAATGCGTTCTTGGTTCCGTGATATGTTTGACGAGTCACCAAGCACACAGAAACTAGGTGCCTTTGATCCATACGAATTTATGTATGTGCTATCATCCAATGAGATTGATGTAGCGCAATGTTCTTTGTCTGTTAGCAACACAGAGATTAACGTTAGTGGAGATGCCTTCTCAAGTGGCTTCTTGTTCTCAATCACCTCTAATACGGATTGGGTTATTACCTTGGTTGACACTGGTGATGGAACAAGTTGGTTGACATTGAACCAAACATCTGGCAATGGAAATGCCGGTATCGCTGGTGAAATATCATCAAACGTAGGAGCACCCGCTAGTCGTTCATTGACCATCCGTGTAACAGCATGTGGCCAGAATACGGACATCACCTTCACGCAATCTAACGAGAAACGCAAAGAGGTTATTGTTGTTAAGACTGGAGACAAGACCAATGACGGACAGAAGTCTACCTTGCCTTCTTACAACTATGGCAGTGGTAATGTAGGGAACGTACAATCGCCAATCTATTTGGGTGGCGACTATGTGTTCTCTGACACACGTGGTGGCATTGTAGGTTCTGATGGAATCCCTAACTCTGGAGATAGCGTAGACATTATCGGAAGCACCTCTTTTGGTACCGCTACGTTGCCTGAAAAGCCATTCAATCCAAACTTGGGTAACAAGATGTACTACCTTGATACCAACACGGTTTATGACGAAACCCAAGGTGGAGATATTATTGCTGCTGGAACAGAGGTTCCAAGTTATACCTTGGTTGGTGGAGAGTACAAAGGAAACTTTACTTACACCGCAACCAATGATCGCTTGTACATTGTAGTGGACTACACCAATACACTTGACCATAGCGATGTTGTTACGGCTATCCCAGCGCCAACAAATGGCTTGTACGAGACAATCAATGTAAACAATGCTAACAACATTGGAAACTACACTGTAACATACTCGTCTACATCTACC